GGTTTGCCTCGTATGTGGCAGGGTCGGTGGCCTTCAGGGCCTGCGCCTGCCTCATCGTGTCCGAGTTCTCCTGCCACCACTTGGTGTTGCGAAGCTCGGCCTGGAACGCTTCCTTGCTCAGGTTGTTCTTCACGTAGTCGTCGAACACCTTAGCCACACCAGGCTGAGACTTGAGGAACGAGTAGGCGAAGCCATACTCGGAGGCCAGCTCCTCGGGTGACAGGCGAGCCGGAAGCTCGCTGTCGGTCATGTCCTGATCGCTGTTCGGTCCGCCACCCTCGATGCCGGAGATCCTGCGGCCGCCCATGAACAGATCCTGGTAGTAGCCAGACTTGAGGTCATCGATCTCGATGCCCTTGCCGGGCTTCGGGGCATGGATGAACTTGCCGTTACCGATGTAGATGCCGACATGGTCTGGTCCGGCTGAGCCCTTGTCGGTATCGAAGAAGATCATGTCGCCAGGGGCGAGATCCTTCATGCCGACGGCCTTGCCCTGACCGATCTGGTCGTAGGTGGTGCGGGCAACGGACAGGCCAAAGTGCTGGTACGCTTGCTGCACCATGCCCGAGCAGTCGACACCCGAAGTGAGACTGTTGCCGCCCCACTGGTACGGTGTGCCGATGAACTGCTTCAGGTAGTCTACGATCTCCTGTCCGTTTACCGCCATGTCATCCTCCGCCGATCATCTCCATGAGCCAGTTCATGCCGTTGGTGGCAGCCTGGTAGGCCCCATACTCAGGGTTCTTCTTGGCCTCTTCCTGAGCCATGTAGGACTGTGCAGCGGCGCTTACGCCGCCGCTACTAGTGCTGGACTGGTTCTGTAGATCCTGTCCCACATACGTGGACGTGGTGGTTGTAGTCGAGGGATTGGCCTGCTCGTACTTGTTCAGGATCGACTTGAACCGGGACTGCTCAGCCTTGGTCGGATCCCTGCCCAGAAGGGTCTGAGCGGCGCCCTGGAAGAGGGCTGCCGCATCCTCTGCGGTAGAGATGTTGTACGACTGCTGGGTGGCCGTCACGGTCCGAGGCTGTGAAGCCTCCTTGGATCGCTGAGCGATGTCCTTGCCGAGCACGTCCCAGGGCGTGACGTTCTTCCCCGCCACTTGGTACTGAGCCGACACGCCGACATAGCCAGCCCAGAGCTTAGCCACATCGGCATCACGCATCTGCGTTGTGTCGTAGCCAGCCAGGTTGAGCTGAGACATGAACTTGTTGCGGGTCTTCTGATCCCACATGTAGTACATGTTGACGGCGTCCGAGTAGTCCATGAACGCGATGGGCGACTGAACGCCCATGTACAGGTTCGGGTTCTTCGGGTTGCTGGCCTTCTGCGGCACAACCGGGAACGACCCCATAGACCCACCAGAGTAAGTGGTGGGCCCTGCGGTGCCACCGCCCTTGAGGGCGGAGGCCACCCTGTTGCGCGCAGCATCGATACCGTCCTGCTGCTTCTGCTGACTCGGAGGCATACCGCCCATGCCGCCAGCGTCAGATCCGACAGGTGTAGACATGATCAACCTCCAAACGTGTTCGTGTTATCGAACGAAGGGGTGGAGAGTCCACCCACGCTCTGGCCACCAGCGGTGCCCTCGTTCGCCATCACGTCGAAGATGGACTGGTTCGCAGTCTGATCCTGGACGTTGCCGGTGAACTGGCCGAGAGTTCCAGCGGTCTGCTCTTGCTGCACAGTGTTCTGATCGAAGCCCATGTCTCGCGACAGGTAGCGGGTGAAGAGGTCCCCGAACGTCGTAGACTGCTGGATCATCGCCACCACCATCGAGTTCCACTGACCCTTGATGTCAGCGTTCTCCTGGGCGTTGATGTCGCTACTTCCTCCGTCCGCCTTTCGGAGGAGCAGAGCTCGCTTGGCGTCGTCCCTGTAGGCCAGGTAGCTCTTGAGCCAGTAAATGTCGGAGCGCATGCCGATCGACCCGTCAGGGTTGACGGCCTTACTCCAGATCTCTGGGTCGTTCACCACCTGCTTGAGGGCTACAGCCTGGCGATCGAAGTAGTTCACATCGAGCTGGTTGTAAGCCTTGGACCAGTCCGCGTTGTAGTACGGGTTGCTCACCAGATCGCCGTTCTCGTTCACGATCTGCGGTTCCGAGAGAACCGCGACTGCGGCCTGCTTCTGCAGCTTCAGGTCTTCAGCGCCCGGATCGTCGAACGACTGGAAGCCCTGCTGGTACAGCTCGGCGTAGATCGTGTTCATCTGCGACTTGTACTGCATCCAGCCCTTGGCGAGGTTCGCCTGAGCCATAGCATCACGAGCCGACATCTTCTCACGCATCGGCTTGCCGGAAGCGGGGTCGGTAGCGTGGGTCAGCTCGTAGTGGTACGCACCGTTGGAGTACTTACCCTCCTGGTCCGCACCCACGATCAGCCCAGCGTACTCGGGTCCGACCTTGGTGATCAGGTCCTGGTAGTACTTGGACATGTGCACGGCTTCGGCGGTAGGCCGAAGGCCGCTGTTGTTCTTGCTCAGCGACTGAGAGAACACGAAGGCAGCGTCACCGAACTTGTCGTAGAACCGCTGGTCCGCCGTGTTCGGATCCACCTTCTGTATCGCCCGGTACTGCTGACGGAAGAAGTCGTACGGGTCGCGAGCCTGAAGCGAGATGGGCAGCGTCATAGCGAACAGGGTCTTCATCAGACTCTGCTTCTTCGCCCTGCTGTCGATCTCGGTCCAGGTAGGCTTCGTCTTACGAAGCCCTTCCATGTACTTGTAGTTCTCCGCCTGCATGATGTAGAACAGGTTCTGCTGGTAGCTGTCCGACATCGGGTCACCCTGCTCGGACTTCCTGTACCAGTTGGGCAGGAACGTCTCAAGTTCGGAGTCGTTGACACCGAACGGCAGGATGCCCAGCTGCTGGAACATGTCCGCAACCTTGGGGCTGTTCTTCGCGATGTGGTCAGCAGCGATCTGGACGTAAGGTCCAGCGCTGACCGGGATCGGTCCGTCACCGTGGTTCAAGATGATGTTCGCAGTGGACATCGGGATGTTGAACGTAGCGTTCTTGTCGAGCCCGAAGAACTTCTTGAACGCCTTGCCACCAAGGTGGTCCGGAACCTGGATGACCATGTTCCGCTCGTTGTACGGAACCAGCCGCTTCGATCCGTCCGGCATGGTGACCGTCCCGTCAGGGGCGATCTTGTAGCCATTCTGGTCGGTGGTGACACCGGCACGAGTCGGTGCACCCATCACCTGAGCGACCCTGGGCAGGATGTCCGGTTTGTCCGAGATGATCCGAGCCCAGCGGTTCCACGACTCTTGCTGCGCCCCGAAGAACGCACCGAAGTTGCGGAGCATGTAGCTCATCTTGGTCTCGTAGTCCATCGTGAAGGTGGTCTTCTTCACGTCGTCCAGCGCGCGCTTACGCGCAGCGCTCTCCATCTGGAGCCTGAGATCCTCGGTTATGTGGGTAGCTCCGGACTTGCCGGAGGTCTCCATCAGGTCCCGAAGGTGTACCCCGTAGCGCTGAGCGAACAGCGGGTTGCGAAGCAGATACTTCGCAGGCATGTTGCCCATGATGTTGTAGAACCCGGACATGAACCGGTCCATCGCCTTCATCGCGGCGTGACCGCCACGAGCGTACGACAGAGCCTGGCCGTTCACCAGGGGACGGTTGGGCTCGGGGATCTGCTTGAGCATGTCCTCGGTGACTTCGCCGCGGGCGGCAGCCTGACGGATGGCGTCCCCAGCGGGGAACGCAGGGTTGAGCCACTCGTCGACCTGAGATGTAACCCGATCCACCAGCTGATCATGCGGAAGATGCTGCGCGATCTGATGGTCTCGCTTGTAGGCGACACCCTCTGGCGTGTTGAGCCAGCGCTCAAGCTGGTCCGGAGTCTTGCCCTTGAGGTATCCAACAGCGAGCTCGTCGTGAGCAACCTGCTGGTTGACCACCTTGAGCCACGCTTCCATGTGGACGTCAGCCCCGTGCTTGGCGGGAGAGAGCTGCTCCCAGTTCATGCGACGGAGCTGGTTCAGATACATGTCGGCACTGCTGCCCATCATGTTCTGGAAGTTCTTCTCCCCGCTGGCCAGGTCTCGGAAGAGACCACCCTGAGCGCCCGCATAGGCGGGCGCGAAGAGCTGCCCACCAACCTCCTGGTGCTTCATGGCCTGTCCACCCTTGACGAGTGAGTCCATATCAGCGTAGGTGTTGCGAACATCGGCCAGCATGTCCATGTTGACGTTGAGCTCGTCTTGGTGGGCGACCACATCATGGTTGCGCCCCTCGTTCCGAGCCAGGGTCATGTCCTGCTGGATCCGCTGCTGCTGCTTCTCCAGGTCGGAGATCTGGATCTCCAGGTTGGAGCGAGTGACGTGCGCAGCCTCGAAGTAGTTGTCCGGCATGGCTGCTCTGCGCAGCCCTTCCCAGGAATACTTGCCACCCTTGATCGCTCGGTCCATCATAGCCATCGGGCCGAACCTGGCGATCTGGCCGAGCGCGTCATCCGACAGCGCTCGTGGACCGTAGCCCAGGCGGAACAGCTGAGAGAACTTCCAGATCGTACCGACATACTCAGGAAGCGCCACGATCTTAGTCCAGGCGTTGCCGGACTGGTTCAGCGCCTTCTGCCAAGTCGAGGCGTTGGCGTTGATGGCCTTCTCGAACAGCTTGAAGTCCATCATCGAGTGACCGTTGGCCATCTGGCTACGGAGCAGTGGAGTGACCACCGTCTTTCCGCCATCTGGCGTGATCTCGTCTACCCGCAGAGTGAGGCCCGGGTTGTTCGGGTCTGCCACGCTGGTGGTACCGAACTGCTCGTTCCTCATGGAGCCCTGGGCGGCGCCGCGCTTGGCGGCGATCTCCCGGTACAGACCGTCGGCCACCTCGTGAGAGATGTCCTCACCGGTCCGCAGGTTGTACCTGTCGACGATGTTTCGAGCGATCTTCTGCTCGATCGTCTGGAGGACCATCGGACGCTCAGCCGCTGAAGCGTTCAGGTACTGAGAGACGTACATGTCGCGAGCCTGGGGCGTGAGCGACTTGACATCCGTCAGGCTGGCGTTGAGCTGCTTGTAGCCCTGGTCATCGTTGACGTCGATGTAGTGCGTAGGCTTGATGTCGTTGTAGGTGTGAGCCAACTTCACAACCCCGCCGAGGCTGAGGCTGTAGATGTTGTTGACGCGGCTTCCGATGAAGCCGCCGTCCTTCATAGGCTGCCACTGTCGCGACTGCTCCCAGGCGTTCCTGATCTTCAGGCCCGCAGGGGTGGTGACCCGGTTGAAGTTCATGTTGCCGAGAGCGCCGAACGCGTCGATCTTGTCGGAGACGATCCGGCTCTGTGCGTCCAGGGTTGCGATGTCCCGAGTCTGGGCGTCCATCAGGGACTTGGCGCGCAGACCCATCGGACTGATCTTCTCAGCGTCCGACAGTCCGTTGTAGTACGTCGAGGTGTTGGACAGCCGGGACTGGACCTGGTCGATCTGGTAGGCCAGCTCACCGTTCTGAACCTTCAGAGCCTCGTTGGCTACGTTGTCACCCATGGTGACGCGCAGCACGTTGGCAACCTCGGTCTGATCCTTGGCCTGCGAGAGCAGCGAAGCGACCGCAGGGCCGTTGGCAGACTTCCGAAGCGTAGGTTCACGAAGCATCACTGCTGCCGCTGTATCGGAGTTTGCAGACTTGATCTTCATGAAGTGATCGGTCAGCTTCTGGAAGGGCTGCTTCGAGGTGAAGTTGTCCCAAGCCATGCTGTTGGCGATCTCCGGCGTAAGAGCCGGAGCGCCCCTGGTGACCTGTGCGGTCTCCTTGGCGATCTGTCCAGCGACAGGCCGGGTGATCAGGCCGAGCTTGGCTGCACCGGCAGCCTTGCCGCCGAGAACCAGCGGGTCAGCCTCCCAGGAGATGCCGAGGTCGGCCGCTCCCGAAACGTACTTGGCAGGTCCGTCGCTGAAGTACTTGTCAAGGTTGGTCATCGTGCCGAACGGGTCGGCAGCAGAGACGGTTCCCCTGAAGGTGCCCTTAGCTACCTCGCGCTCCTGCTTGAGGATATCCTGGGGCAGGACGCCCGCCTTCTGGCGTTCGCCCGGAGTCTGGGTGAGCAGGGTCCACGACTGGCCGGGACTGATGTGGTGAGCGAGCTCCCACGCGTCAGAGAACCCCATGCCCTGGTCGTGCATGTAGTCCTTGCCCTGATACCCGGTCGGGTTCATGTCGTTCAGGAACGTGCTCATCTCGATCCCCGCGAAGGAGACGGCGGGGGAGACTGTGGCGCTGTACGCCTGGTAAAGCTTGGAGCCGATCCACTCGATCGGCTTGAAGATCTTGGAGTCGAAGATGCCGCCGTCGTTGGCCTCGCGCTGCTGCTTCAGGGCAGCGAGCTGGGCCTGGGTGATCTGCGAGTTCGGGTTGGACATGTCGATACCCCGGCCACCCATGTACTGGTAGACCTTGTCCCGGACGTTACCAGGCAGGTTCTCCGGGGTGATCATCCCATCGATCAAACCATCTTGGAGAGTCTGAAGATCCTTGGGGGAAACATCGCCAGCCATGTCACGCCTCCTGTCCGACAACCCCCGGTTCGTCGTAGTACGGAGGTATGTTACTGCCCATGAGATTCTTCGCCATGGAGTTGATCATGTCTCGGCCAACGGGAGCGTTGGCCAGCTCTACACCCATCGTGGGTGAGTCGCTGAAGGTCAGGGCCAGTGCGCCCATATCGTCGAACCACTGGCCACCGTACTGGTACTCAAGGCCGCCCTGTATCACTGCTTCCCCTTCACCTGTCGGATCACGTTCCGCATAGCCCAAGAGGCGCCAGGCTGGTTCGCCATGAACTCAAGCACCGGCATCCAGTTCTGCAGCTTCTGAAGATCCTCGGACTGCTGGTCAGGGAGGTTCAGCGCCTCCGTGCCCGCACCCGGACCGCTTGCAGCGCCCGCTGTGACGGGAGTGTCAGGCTGAGTAGTAGGGTCACCAAAAGGTACCACGCGGGAACTAGCGTCCCCAAAGAGATCTCCAAAGTTCACCCCTCCACCATCAGGGGCCTGCGCCATCTTGGCGCCGGACTCCTGAGTCTGATACTCTTGCTGCTCGCCGTAGCCAGCGTTGGGTAGGCTACGGTTCGCCTGAGCGACAGCCTTGTCGGTGCGCTTACTGAACTGGCCGGGGCCAGCAACGTCTGCCATAGCCTACCCTCCGCTCACTTCGGCATGTGCTTGTCGGTACCCCGAGTCAGGGCGTCCGGGTCGAACTGGCCAGACTCGACAGGCCCGGTAGCCTCCCACTTGTGGGGAGCAACTTCCTGGTTGAGTCGGTCCGGACCGATGTTGCCATCCTGGTCGTAGAACGACAGTTCGGGCGCCTCAAGCGCCCGCCCCTTCAGGGAGCCGAACTCGCCCTCAGGGCTGTGGTCACCGGCGAACCAGCCGCCGGAGATGTTGCCTTCGTGGCCGGAGCCACTGTGAACCTGGTTCAGGCCCATGGATTCTCCTTATCAGATAGGCGACTGGCGCCGCGTCTGAGCAGACATCTGAGCCTGCCCCTTACTGTTCAGCCCCGCGAGGAGACCCATAAGGTCTCGCCCCTGGGGCTCACCCTGTTGCGGTGTCACGCCCGCCATATTCGGCCCTGGTTGGCCGCCTCCAGCCCCTCCAGCGCCGGGGGGTCCTCCAGGTCCACCAGCGCCCTGAGCGCCGCTTAGAGCGGCAGCCAGGGGGTCCTGTGCCTGCGCTGAGGCCGGTTGCTCCTTGGGCTTGAAAACCTCAAGGACGGCATCAGCTACTGACTTGCCCTTCTCCCTCAGCTCGATGAGCTTGGCCACCTTCTGAAGCTCGGGGACGGGATCGAACATGCCTTGCGACTGCAAAGCCATGGTCGGGATCGCTTGCATGTATCCCATGATCCCCTGCTTGATAGCGTCGGTGAACTGCTCGTTGTCGATCTGGGTCTGCATCGCCATAACGTCGATGTTCATCGGGAGCTGTCGTTGGAAGAAGTCTCTGGAGATGAGCTGGTCACCGCGAAGCTGAAGGAGACCCACGATCGCCCGAGCGGGATCCTGACCAGCAGCGAAACCGTACGTGACATCAACGGTATAGTCGCCGTCGATGTCCTTAGTTGGAACGTAGGTCTCTTCGAATGGGGATCCCTGAACAGTTCCACGGATCGTCCTCTTCTCGCTCGGCCAGAGAGCCTGGTCCATCTCGAACGCCAGGTTGATAGCGACACGGAGAGCCTCGCCGATCACCTGCTGTCCTGTGGTGATGACCGTGTTGAAGCCACCCATCAGGGCCTGCACACCACGACCGGTGATGATCGAGGCATCCATGTTACCCGAGCGAGCTTCAGGGGTGCGGGTTCCGGTCCGGAGCTCGGACTCCAGAACCTGCATCTCCTGCATCGCCGCCTGGGGGACGTCGATGCCTACGCGCTTGATCTTGTCCGGGTTGTCCGTACGGATGATCGCATCATCGCCGAAGGTCATCTTCTGGACGTCGCGGGGGACAGCCAGCGGAGCGCGCACCGTCTTCTCTGTGGCCTCAAGGCCGAGAAGAGCCATGCGAGACTTGGCGAGCTGAACCCAGATAGCGTCGTCGAACGCACCACGGATCTCGTGGTCGTACCCGGGACGCTTGCCCACAGACACGTAGAGCTTTTCGAGGACGTTCGGCATCTCGTCGATGACCTGGTTACCGAACTGCGGCAGGTACATCACGATGCGCTCGTTGTCCATGTACTTGATCAGTTCGATCTCGCGTTCAGCCCATCCACCGGTATCGCCCTGGTTGCCCTGGATGACCCGCAGGAGCTGAGGATACTTGGCTACCAGGTGGATAGCTTCTTCCCGCCACACCTTGGTGTACGAGCGGAGACGCCCAAAGGCGTCCAGCTCGGGATAGGTGCCCATCGGGTTCTCGACCCGGATATGGGGACGCTTGTTCTTGAAGTCCGGCTCGACGACGTAGATCGCCATGCCGTAAGTCAGGTAGTGATCTGATGCCACGATCTGCTGGCCTGCGTACAGGCCAGACTCGATGAGGTACCAGGCTGCGATCTTCGTCTTCTTGGTGGCGAAGTTCCTAGCCTTCTGGGTGCTCATCGTAGAAGTGGCACAGTTGACGCTGGGCATGACACCCATCGTCTCAGCCATGTCGCGAGCGCTGGTGTCCACCAGGTTGGCGACGATAGGCTTGGGCCATGCGTCAGGCATGGACCCAGGGATCACGGTGTCGATGTCGCCGGAGCGGACATCATGTACATCGCGGTGTCGCTGGTCACGGTCAGCGGCAGCACGGCGCAGGCTCTCGACCTTACCGAAGATTCTTTCGAGGCTAAGCGCCATGTGTCACCTCCTTATCGGGGCTGGGCTACCTTGAGTAGCTTCCAGGTCAGTGGACCGAAGTGACCGTCTGCGTCACCGGCAAGTTCTGCATGCTGCTTCTGGAACCACTGCACGCCCCGCCGGTCAGCGGGGCCGAAGGTGGGGCCAGGGCCAACCTTGTAGCCCTTGTAGCCAGCTCGAACCAGAGCCTTGCCGACCTCGGTTACAAGCTTGCTTGTGCGCCCGTAGAAGAAGTACTTGTCCCCAGGAAACGGGGCGTAGACAGGTGCGGGCTTGGGCTTGGCTGGATTGGCGCCGAACAGGTCGGGCATAGGGCCGGGATCGACGTGATCGTTACCGGGTACCTGGTTGTGTCCGTAGTGTCCGCCCTTACCAGTCCATGTCGCCAGAGAGACGGTGTCCCGAGCGAAGCTCGTGGGAACTCCACCAGGCCAACCATCCACGATGCCAAGACTGCGGATCCAGGCAAGAAGACCAGGCCACGGCTTGAGCGGCGTGTCCTTGAGGGAGTAGTACCGCTTTCCATCGACGACCTCGCCCTCCGTGAAAACCCACTCGATCTGGATGTTGTACTTGCCGGTCCGGTTGGTCCGGACATCGCCAGCGTTCTTGAGGCTCAGCGAGCGGTAGTCGGCGGGGAAGAACTGAGCGACCTCGCCCGTGAACGGATCGGCCAGGATGGTGGGCGCCACCGAGGAGCCGCCTCCGGTGAACCAGCCGAGTTCGTTCTTGAAGGTCCAGTCGCGATTGTTCGAAGTGATGTGGTGGGTGACCCTTGCCGGGCCACCATCCATGGTGCCCTCGCCGGAGCGAAGGTCATGGCGCTGAGCGCCGGGATACCAAAGGTCAGTCACGGGGTACTCCTAGATGGTCTGCGATCTTCTTCGTAAGTTCAAGGGCCTCGGCGTCGAGGGAGTAGTCATCCTCCAGGGTCGCCCGGTCTCGGGCGGCCTGACGGTTGTTACTCATCAGAAGGAGCGGGGTGGCAAAGGCAGCTTCCGCAGACATGGCAAGGTTCAGCAGGATGAACGGGTACGGGTCCCACGATAGCGACCAGGCCATAGCATTCAGCGCAAACCACAGGACCATGATTACAGCTTGAGCGATCACAAACCGCCAGGATCCCATGAAGGTCGCTACCGCATCGGCTGCACGTTCCCCTCTGTTCAGCTCCATCCACCGAACCCCCCTCCGAACTCGGTCGTCTGCGACAGGTAGTCCAGGTCGACTGTCACCTGCTTCTTGCGGTCACGCTCTGACTGGTAGTCATTGCTGATGTGGAACACGGTCTCGATGTCGTTGACCAGCTCGCGTGCTCGGGTCTCTGCGAACCAGAGCGCCATGACGGTGTCCTGCTTGGCCTTGGACTGCGGGAACCAGGTGACGAGCTGCTCGACCAGCGCCTTGACACCCTCTTGCTGGGAGCGGCTAGGCAGTCTGATCAGGCCCTGCCCCTCCTTCGCCCCGTCGAACAGCATCGACATCGAAGCGACGCCGAAGTCGGCGTCGTTCTTGTTGGCTCCGGTGAAGTGCTCCTTCAGGATCGTACCCCTGCTGCCGAGGAAGTTCCGGAGGTCACGGTTCTGGGTGACCATCAGGTTCATCGCGTTCTTCTCGATGACCCACTCGTGCATGTGGTACTTGACGGTCCAGTCCTTCAGCTTGTTGAAGAGGTCGTCTGGCTTCTGGTTGGGGGCCGTCCATACATCCAGGACGTAGCGCATACCTGACATACGATCAACGCCCAGGACGACGGCTGCCGCGTGGCCTGTGATTGCCGGGTCAAAGCCTCCGACGACATAGAGTCCGTCCATGCCGTGCGGCCTGTGGCCGGGTGCTCCCGGGGACATGAGCCCTGCTGCCCGCATCCCGTCGATAGAAGCTGCCACTTTGTCAGCGGGGAAGATCGCATCCTCAACCACCTGCTCCTGTTGGTAGACCATCTTCCAGTTCTGAGCCGACGACGTTGCGCGTCGTCGGGCTAGCGCCTTGCCTGAGTGCCAGGGGAAGAGTCCGTGCTCGTTCGCCTCCACCAGGCGTCTTGCTCCGAGCGAGACCGGGGGTCGGTTGGTCCAGGGTGCGAGAACAACCCAGTCGTCAGGACTGTCAGCGAACTCCAGAACTGCGGGCTGCGTGAGGTAAGTCCAGGGGCTCTCTTCATCCTGCCCGTACCACTCTGGCTTCTGGATCTCAGAATAGAGTTCCACCGGAGCCAGGCGCGTACCGACGAGGAGGAGTACCCCTCCGGGATACGAAAGTCGGTTGATGACCTCTCGCTGGATCCAGTCGATCTGCTTCTCGAACTCATGAGCGTTCTTACCTGTCACTGTGTCGTCGAGGATGATCAGGTCGGCACGGTTTCCGTAGATCTGGCCGTTCATACCCAGAGCCTGCACGGTAGGCGTAGCCTCACCGGAGTCTCGGGCTTCAGCGTTCACGTAGATCGAGTCAGCGGTCCACGACGCGCTGTTCGCGTCGAAGCCACCCTCGGGAGCGAAGTCGTGCTGGAGCTTCTTGTAGGCCGGGTTCGCACCGCTGAGGCGGTCCTTCACCGCCCGCAGGAACCGCTTGGCCATCTCCTGCGTCTGGGACACGATGATGATACGGATGTTCGGATCCTGGCAGATCCGCCAGGTTGTGTAGTTCACCGTGATCGTTGTGGACTTAGCGTGCTCCGGAGGGGTGTTCACGATGATCATGCCAGGATCGCCTGGCTTGTAGATCTGGTTCTCGTGCAGGTCGCGTGGAGCGCGACCCTCAAGGACGTCGTACCACTGGAGCTGGTGGTTGAACAGCTTGGTGTCCAGGTACTCTTCACAGAAGTCTGGGAAGTCAGGTACTTCAATTTTGTCTACGAGGGCACTAGCCGTCTCCATGTTGGACAGCCTGGCGTACTCAGCACGGAAGTCCTTGTCAGACTCCTTGTAGTACTGAACAGCTTGCTTGGTGATACCCAGGTCGAGGATAGCCTTAGACATAGGGATACCCTTCCTCATGTAGGTGAGGATGGTATCCTTCTTCTCCCGGGTAGTCCTGTTGACAGGTCTAGCCACCTGTACCTCCCTTGTCAGTCTGTCTTGACCCTTACCAGGTCACCGCCCTGGAGGCGGTGCCCCTGAAGCGGGGGAGGTTCCGCGAAGCGGTAGTGAGTACTATAGCTACTAGTAGGCAGCCCCTGAAGGGCTGCCGTACTTGTGTTGACTATGGTTGGGCCAGCCTTGAGGGCTGGCCACCTGTGGTGGCCTCTGATGAACGGCTCCGCATGTTCTATAGTTACATATATAGTACGGGGTGCATCTTGGGCACCTGGACCACTGAGGGACCTAAATGTTACCAAACCTTTACCAAAGTTCTACGAGGAGTGACTGATGCATAGCCGAACGGTCACTCTCTGTAGACCATCCTTGTCATGGCCACGGTCAAGTTTTATGGTAGATTTCTGAGGGGTCTCACTCCCTCCCCCCCAGCGGCCAGTTAACAACCCGGGGTCGAACCAGGGCAAACCGGGACATACAGTGACGAACCGAGCACGTTGAGTTGCCCCAGGATGCACCAGATCCAGCCATGATGTCCGAATCGTGCCGATCGTCCCGAACCATGCAGATGCAAGGTGATATGGGCTGATAGCCTTGCATATGAAGGTGATGCGCCCTGTTTGCCTACG